CAAACTATTAGCAGTTTTTTCTGTTTCTAGTTGTTTTGAACTTTGTAGTTGATCACTGACTATTGTTGGTAAGATGTCAGAAGGCGTTTTGTTCTTGAATGATTTGGAATATTGCTGTTTGTAGTTAGTTAGCAGTTCTTCTGAAGCAAAATATAGTTGGATTGTTTTGTGGCGGCCTTCAGTTACAGTTTCATTTCCAATTTTAGTTATAATGAATTCTTTCTCGTACCAATCAAATTCTGGGTCAGTTCTGAATTTGAATCTTATTTTCTCGCCGCCTATGATTGGCAAGAACTCTTTCATTCCTGTTGTATCGGTGAATGTTATTGAACCAGATAAAGTAAAATTTGTAATATCTTCTATAATCTCAAAGTCTTGGAAGAATCCTTCGAATTCTTTAACTCTTCCAGTGTGAGATTCCAAATCAATAGATAATTCTATACTGTTGATTTGGTTTTCAAAGATCTTCCTAAAGCTCATTTATTTATGTTTGTTTCCAATATCCATCCGAACTAAAGAATCAATTATGTCTGATTTTGAAATTTTTACTAAGGATAAATAAGGTATATTGTGCTCTTTTTGATACATTCTTCTTAAATCTTCAATATCCTTTTTCTTGTATTCATCATATAAATCTTTAAATTTTCTTTTGTATTCATCTTTGCCCCAAACATCTTCTCTCATAGCACTCCATTGCTTATCGGCACCCAATTCTAGTGGAGTAATTCTTTTTAGTTTGTTCCCTAATTTTTCTTTCATTTTCTTGATGTAAGAATCTCTTTCCTCTCTCGTTTTAAAATAAGTTTTCTTACTGCCATCTTCAGTAGTTGTAATAACTCCATAAGATTCTTCCTTGCCTTCAAATAATTCTTTGATTTTCATTTTTCAACTCCCTCTTGCGCTCTTTTTAAAGCTTTATCGTAAATAGATTTTTTCCCTCTTCGCTCACATTCTTGTTGGCAAATTGATACATGTAAATTAGTATGCGGGTTAAATGTTTTGTTTAAAGCATCTAAATATATTTTAGATTTACATTCATCTTCTAATTCCGAATCATTCATTTGTTTAACTTGTTTTTTATAATCTTCTTTATCTTCAAACAATTCTTTTACTTTCATTTTGATTCTCCTTTAACTTCACACGGATAATTTGGATAATAAGCCCCACGCCATTCAATAGTTTCATCTGGTAAAACTTCATCTAAATTTAATGGGCCAATAAAATAATTTTCATCTTTACAAATCGAGCAAGCTTTTTCTTCAGTTGAGAAAACACCCATTATTTCCCACTTAGGATCATCAATGATTTTTCCGACCATCCACAATGTCATCCTTGTATCTCCTTTAAGTTTTTCATGACAACATTTAGATATGTTGCCCGAAGTATTTTAATGCTTCTCTTAGCATCATTTGCTGTTATTAATGCTTGCAACTTTGTCCAGTAAGTAGGATAATCGGTTTCCCATGTTGGCACCAACTTTTTTGCCCAAGTTTCTAATTGTAGATAAGACAATGGCCACTCATAGAATGGATCTTGTATATTGTTAAATAAAAGGATAAGCCACCACCAATCGACTGAATCATAAAATCTTTTTGCCAAAACTTCAGGTGCTTCATTGTCTTGGATATAGTAAGTTTGATAAAAACGTACATCTTCCTTAAAAGTATCTAAAAATTTAAAACGTTTAAAGATGTCGGTTACTTCAATTCCGTCATAGGTTATTTTATCTGTTAGTAGTTTCATTTTTAAAATTTATCGTGATGCTTACCTAAAGCCGCTCTATCTAAAGCCATCGCAATTGTATTATACGCTTTACCAATTTTTTCGTCATTAGCCCAAATAAATTCAAACTCAGATTTATTATTCATTATGGAAGGTGATTTGGATCTTGCTAATATATGTAATTGTTGATGGGCTTTATTAATTGCATCGGTTGCATCCATTAGGATTTGTGCAATCTTTTCTGCATCTTCTATTCCAACAACTCCTTCAACTAAATTTTTAATATTCATTTTATCCCCATTTACTTAGAAAATAGATTTGCTAGCAATGCACTTATGTTTTTATCTAAACTAGTATCTAATCCGTCATTTCTTTTTCTATACAAAGGTTCTGTTTCTTGGAATGTTAGTGATAGATTTACTTTTGTTGGCCAACCACTATGGAATGATGTAAAGTTGCCTTCAGGTGTATAATTAACTGAATAACTTGTTAAAGCAAAAAATCTATCTTTAAATCCAAAATCAAATAAATTATCCTCAAAATTTTCTGTATCGTCTATTCCCCTTACTTCAATTTCCCATACTGCGGGGAATGAAATGAATGCTTCAGCTACACCCATTTGTGGAAGATGGAATTTTTTAAATAGCAATAAAATCAATTTTACTATTTTTTCTTCGCTTTCACTTCTAGGCATAAAATCAAAACTAAAATTGAATGAACGGAATTCTGGACCACTATAAATCAATTCTTCTGCTGGATTGGATGTTACGCCTGCCGCTGAACTAATTGTTCTAAATGCTAAGCCACCTAACTTACCTTGAATAGCCCCCGCAACATTACTTAGTACACCTTTTACTCCGGTTGTTCCTGGAGCCCAATTTTGTGTTATGCTTTCTTGTAAGTTATTTGGCAGCATGATGCCGATTTGAAATAGACTGGTTATATCCATTTCAACATTCTGGGTTTCTTTGCCTTTAATTTTATAGTCACGGCATTTGAATAAACAAAATCTATTTAAGTTGTCAGTTGTCTGCCCAAAACTAGGTTTACCATCCAGGCGAACATCTTTATTCCTAAAAATTTCTTGTGGATAATATATAATTGTTGAATCAGCCATACTATGTTCCTCTCATATTGACTATATATAATATTATGAAGCATCCTAAACCATTTTTATTTAAACCACAACATCCGGAAAAGTACGCTGGTAATCCAAACAATATTGTTTGTCGTTCTAAGTTAGAATATTACTTTTATAGATTTTTTGATACTAACCCTAGCGTTCTAGCATGGGGCAGTGAAGAGATCGTTATTCCCTATTTCAATCCTTTGGATAGAAGGATGCATAGATATTTTCCGGATAACATTTTAAAAGTCAAAACAAAAGATGGAAAGGAAAAAGTAATTATGGCTGAGATAAAACCATTTGCTTTTTGTTCGCCACCTAAGCCACCAAAACGGCAAACGCAAGGATATATCAATCGTGTAGAAGATTATGTTCGTAATCAAAGTAAGTGGAAAGCGGCACGAGAGTGGTGTGGCAAAAAGAATATAGAATTTAAAATTTTGACTGAAAATGACTTAAAACGTAAGAAATAGGAAAACTAGCATAAAAATATGGCTAAATTCTTGTAGGAACTGCCCCTAGAACTTAAGAACTCTTGTACCCCTTATAAAAGATATTAAGATTCATGAAAAAACGCGGTGACGACCGGTTTAAACAAGAAAAACGCCCCGGAAAGGACTTGAACCTCTAACGCGTTGGTTAACAGCCAACTGTTCTACCGGTTGAACTACCGGGGCCCAACAATACCATTATTAGGTCTCTGATGATTAAATTGAAATTCCTTTTTATCCTCATTTTCCCAATAAAGATGAATCCATCCATAAGGGATATAATGAGCAATGTAATTTTGGTCGACAACTCTATGCCCATTATCTGAAACAATCAAATACAAAGGTTTTTCGATCTTAACTTCTTCTTTGTTTGGGAAAACATAAACTCGAAACATTTCTTTAGAAATGTCAATTTGCTTGCCCCAAGAAATAAGTGATTTGTTTGTTTCTCTCATTTTATTTTATCCTCCTCAAAATCTTTTAGCTGAAATAATTACATTTTTGATTTGCATTATCATTTCTCCATTAAGTTTTTAAAAAATTTTTCATATTTTAAAAAATTATTTTGATTATTTTCAACAATCAATTTTACTTGGAACCCCATATTTTTGTATTCTGAAAGTTTATCTTTCATGTTTTGTTTATTATAAGTAAATCTAGATTTCACTTCAACTATTAAATTATAGTATGGAAAGAAAAAATCTGGTATAGCATTTCTAAAGCATTTCGATATGCTGTCGAAATATCTAATTTTGATACCCTCAGGTATATATGTAATTTTTATTCTATCTAGTATTTTAATTAAAGCCAATTCATATGAACTACGATAAAAAACTTTTTTACCATCCCAAGTATAATGCCATCCATGTTTATAATCTCTTCGACCTGTGTTTGGGCCCGGAAAATTTTTAGATTTAAAAATGCCATTTTTTGATGCTTCAGATAAACTTCTTCTTTTTATACCCAAAGAAGAAAAAATTTTTGAAAAATTTCTTATATTACTATCTCTATAATTATATTTTTTCATTATTTCTAACAAAGATAGATGGTTTTCATAATATTCCTTATACAACATATTTTTTATTCTGTCAAATTCAGAATAAACAAATATTGATCCCAATGTCTTTCTGTCAAAATTAAAATATCTATATAATGTTTTAAAGAACACTTTCTTCCGACAAATATTTGGTCGCGGGCATTTTTCTTGCCCGCATATCTTACAAATTTTTCTATGTTTTAATTTTTTGCAATCTTCGCATGTTTTTGAGGAAACGTGTTTATTTACTTCAATTGCCTTCCCACATACTTTACATTTAATAATTTTTTCCATTAGAATTTAAAAATGGGTCGGGAGAGAATCGAACTCTCGTTGTTCATCATTAAAAGTGATGTGCCATAACCATCTAGGCGACCGACCCTTTGAGCTAACGGCCCTTGCATTTTCTTGCCTTTCTTCTCTGTTCTTGGGACTCCAACATCCATACCAAAAAACTCCCCCAACAATGAATTAGCCACCCACCAACGAAAAGCATTACGGAAAAAATTAGACTGCCAACTAAAAACTCAGTAATACTTATCATGTTAATAAACGGGGTCTATGGGATTCGAACCCACATCTTCCAGATCGACAGTCTGGTGTTTTAACCGTTAAACTAAAACCCCGCTCTCGGCTTTCAGGTACACCCGTCACGGTGTTTACATGTAAACCTTCCAGCCGACGTCTTATGTTCACTACAGGGGCAACAGACCGGACTTGATACCGGCTAAGATGCTCTCGTTTGGTTCCACGTCGATTCGTGGGCTTATGCTGCTTCTCCAGTTCGTTGGTTAGTCGGGATAAGGCAGCCCCAAGAGGCCATTGGGTTGCAGTTAACCAATCTGCAGTCCCTAGCATCCACAACCTCGTCTTTCGTGTCCTTCCACGACGCTGTTGCCCTTATTCATTTTCATACTACTATTATAATATGTATTTGCAAAAAATTTAGTAAAGTTATCATCAATCTTGACTAAAGATATCGTCTTCGTTAATATCGATTTCTTCAGAAGCCGCATCCTTTTCTGTAATGCCTTCAAAATTCTTTTGAATTTCTTCATCTTCCTTTTTAGCAGATGTTGCGGCGGGATCTTCCTTTTTGGTTTCTTCCTTTTTGGGTTCTTCCTTTGCAAGAAGATCTTTAACGTTTTTAATTTCTGGCGTGCTATCTGGAACTGCCGATGTTTTGTTACCTACCGAAATTGTTGACCTAGCCGGACTTCCCTTTAGAAATGCCTCTAACTTCTTCTTGATCTCATCATAAGTAAGAATGGAATATTTCTTCTCGGTTAACAAACTTTGGAGATCATAACTCTTTTGCCAAAGTCCATTAATGAAATCATCATCCCCTAGCGGTTCACACTTTTCCGAAAAGAAGGTTGAATCATAATTACGAACCCCAACTTTCTTTCCATAAAGGTTTTTTGATTCGGTGGTTACACGAATTACCAGATTTGAAGATTCAAGGGGATTGAACACATTTACAGGAACTTCACCAGCGAATGATGGATGCATCTTTTCCTTAATCTTCTTCAACAAGGCATTGGGCACATCATATAGAAATACTTTCCCATTATTTTCCGGTTCGATGGGATCATCAATGACGTAAATATTGCAAAAATGACTTTTGTTCCGCCAATATCCTTCCTTGATAACAGCGGCCGCATTCTCTTCTTCCCACAACTTCATTTCACAAACTGGGCAAGGCTCCTCAACATTTTTTGTCTTGGGGCAATTTGCAACAAACCACTTATCGTTGTGCCCTTTGAAAAAGTGCTTCATAAAATCCAGAATATGAAATGTTGGATTCAAATTCTTATCGGGCATAAAACGAATCTTGGCCTGGCCGTTGCCCGCCTTATCTCGCTTTACATCCCAAAACCTTTCGTCAGCACCTTTTTGAAATCCAGATTCGGCCAACTTCTTGGCTTGATCAAATGACTTCTCGTTAAACTTAAAAGACTTATTACGAAGTTGTGAAGTTAAAGTGATGTTTTCTTCTCTTTCTTTCATGATATTTTCTCCTTAATTTTTTTTACTGCTTCCCAATCAATTTTGTCTTTTATTAATTCATAAAATTTTCTTATCCTGAATCCATATTCCTCCCAAAATATTTTATCCGATTCAATTATTTCTTCATCAATACGCCAAATAAGTGTAGCGGTACTTAAATTAAACACGCCTTCTTTTAGTAATTGTTTAAATTCTTTTCTACCAACATAGGTTGATTTCAAATCTTTTTCAAACCAGTATAAATAGTTACTCCAATATTTATTGAAGTTAATAGTTATATCTGATTTTTTTCCTAAATTCATAAAATAAATTTTTGGATTATCTAAAAGATGAGCAATGACCATCTTTCTAAATTCCAAAATAGTCATTGATAATCTCATTCGATTCCACCAATCTTTTCTTAATTGTGGCTCGCGATTCCACTTAACAAGAAATGGAATAAAGTTTTTACCATATTGAAATTCCCCTACATTAAAGTGTGCCTTTAGATTTAGATATTCTTGATAATACTCTACTACTTCTGCCATATTTATATTATAATTGATTTCTCATTTTTATTTAGTAAATTATTTGTGGATTAAAAACTTTGGTACAGAAAACTTAGATGTGTTGTCCTTTAGCACCAAAAGTTTTCCATCACCAAAATCATAAAATACTAAATCGTAGTTATCCCACTTTTTTGTTTCTTTGATCTTTGTCACAACATCATAAAAATTAGATTCATCAATAATAACCGTTGTGTCAATATCCTTTTGTGTAACAATCAACATGTTAAATGTTCCGAAGTATTCCATTTTATCCCTCCTTAAATAGGCAACTTAAACCTTCATCTTTTCCTTTTATGAGATGCTTACTAATTGCTTCTCTTTTTATTTCTTCTTTTAAACTTTGATTCAGAAGTCTTACTACTTCAACATATTTCAAATTTAGCATTTCCATTACTTTGCAAGTCGCTTCAATATAAGATAATCCATCGTTATGAAATTCCGTAACAATGGCGTGGAATTTTTTTCTATCTTTTTCTTCAATTTTGTGCATTTTTAACTTCTTCGAGTTTTTCACAAATTAGATTGATAAGGTTTTCAAATTCTTCTTGTGCATATCCCGGTTTTAATGTAATTCCTCCAGCGTAAGGATGTGCGCCGCAATCGACAATTATTGGCAGAGTTTTTATTTGTTCAAATACTTTGCTTAGGTTGGCGCCATCATTACGAATTCGAATTGATATTTTGTTTTCGTTGGGAGTAAATATAAAATAGTATTTAAAATCTTTCTTAACTAGAGTAACTTCATTCGTTATTTCATTAGCATTTTTAGCCATTAGTAAAATACAATTATCATTAAAGATATATTGTTCACAAGCATCAATAATTTGTTTTTTCTTTTCAAACCCATCTTCAACCCATTTCATCTCGGTAGGTGATATTGGAATATAGCCATCAAAATACTTAATAAAGAAATCATCCCATTTGTATTCCCAAAACATTGCATTTAAGGCATACGCTTCCCAAAAATCTTTATCATCTATTTGCCACGTATCATAAATATTTGTTAGATAAACTAATTTTTCTAATCGTTCATTGCTGAATCGGTTCCTAAAATTATTAAAAATTATACTAGACCCACAGTGCAACATATCGTGATAAATTTTTGTATAATGTTTTTTTAATTCTTCATATTGTAATTTTGTTGTTTCGTGATGATCAAACAAAAACATTTTGCTAAAATGACTATGTAATTTTTGTGAATGTTCAATACTAATTGATAAGTCAGTTACACAAACATTTTTAAATCTATAAATTTCATTATCACGAATTATTTCATTTATCTTTTTTTCAATTTTACCGTAACCACAACAATAATACCTGACTTGGTCGGTAATATTTTTTAGAAGAATGTGGCAAACAATTCCATCAAGATCGTGGTGTGTTAGGTTCGCAATCATTTTGTATCCTTGAAACAACTCACTTTCATAATTTCTAGTTTTCTATACATCATTTCTTTTTCATTCAAAAACAATTGGTCTTCTCTACTCCATTTGAATCCGTCTTTTCGGGCTTGCCTTTCTGCATCTTTTTTTGTTTTGAAAATGTAATCAACTTGATATGGTTCTTTATAATATTCATTTTCATATACAAGACAAGTGGTAATGTCGTTCAATTGTTTTGACTTGAATATTTTCACCACCATCTGAATAAACCTCAAGAATTTTTTTCATACTTATACTCCTTTATATTTCCACAAAAGTTACTAAACAATGGGTAACTTTTGGAAGAGGCGGAGGCGGCGGATTAAATACACAAAGAATATTAATACGAATGTAAACAGGAACTTCTATTGTTTCTTTTGGTCTTAAAGTAATTTCGGCACAAACATTTTCATGAAGTTTTGACATTCTATAGAAAGCGGTTGCTAAAATGATTCCGTGATATGTCTTTGAATGAGACTTATTTTTAACTGTTATATAATAATTTGTATTCCAATGGAAGGGGAAGATAACATAATAAAAATTATTGTGTTCAAACACAATATCATTCTTATGATTATTAGCCATAACCATTGGACAATCCACAATATCTTGATATACTATTTCTTCTTGTTCAATTACTGCTATCTCATCTGACCTTTTACAAAAAGATAAGCCCAAACAAATTATAAGTAAAAAAATAATTGTAAGTTTTTTCATGCTTGCTCCTTATTGGTTAATTCAAATTGTAACAAAATACTTTTGTAATCAAAAGTATATCCGTTAATAAAAAGTTTTAAATCGATTAACTCCGACATATTTTTAAAAGCTAAATGGAAAGTCTTTTTCCAAGCGCTTTTATCTTTGATATGAATACGTGTTCTAACTTTACTATTTTGTTTATAATGTCTCAGATATATTTCTTTTAACCTATCAAAATATTCATTAATGTCTGCTTCATTTTCGGGAGTTATATTTTGATGGTCAACAATGTATTTAAGATTGATTAAAACTTTCTCCATAAAGACTGCAATCTCTATTGGTATACGATGATAATATTCAATCATCTTTCGATACCCTAAAGTAATTTCAGATGAGCCACAAAAAGAATCTGTTTTATAATCTATAATTTCAATCATTTTTTCTCCTTTTCATTTTTCCCCTCCATAGAAATATTTATCAATCATCGTCTTATTTTTCTTTTTTGTATATTGCCGCTTTTGCTTTTCGGGCTCTTCAACTTTAACTGGTTTTCGCAATGCAAGAATTTGCACGTTAGTGATAAGGAATAAACAAATGGCGAATGGGTCCGCCAAAAACATAAGCATAATGATTACATATCCGACAATGTCTTCAGGTTTCTTATTAAAGATTTTTGCAAATGAATCGTATGGCCCAATTTCTTTTGTTGCTCGTTCAGTTTGAATGTTATATTTCTGTTGTTGGGTTGTTGCTAGACTTTGATTCCGTTGTTGTATTTGTAAAATTAAATTTGAAATTTCTTTATTAGCATTTGCAATATCATTTTCCGTTCGTAAAATATCGGAACGAAGGGAATTGATAAAACGATAATTCAAAGTTGCAAGTGCTTCATTCAAACGTTTTTCTTGTGAAGTTTTGGCTTCAAATAATCTTTTCAAGGTCTCACGCCAAAGGTTTAGTTGTTCTTGATATAAAGTAATATCACTTTTAATAGATTCGGTTGTACTTTGATTTAACCGTGTTTGAATGTCTGATGTTGCTAAAAACTTTCCTTGGTTTTGTTGAAACGAATTTGTGAAGTAACCAAAGATTCCTATTGATGTAACAATCATGGCTCCCGAAATCATCCCCCATAAAATAGTTTTCAAAGGATTTGGAGTTCGTTTAAGCCAGTTGTACATGTAAGATACCAATGTTACTTTTCCAAATTCTATAGCTATTGCTATTCCAATGATAGGAGTTATTTTTCCCAACAACGTTGCCAAACCGTAAATTGAGAAATAGGCGGCAAAGGCCTCGATGGCCATTGCCGCCACAAAAGTTACGTAATAGAAATGAAATTTCATATCACCTCACTATTTTGCCATTATTTGAATTCGATCGCCTTCAACTTCAAATTCGGTTATTCTTTCAACAGTAATCGTGTTCTGGAAAGGATTGACTGAAACAATTTTACCTTTCATAACTAATCCATTTGGAAAAATGGCTTTACCGTTTTCTGTTGGATTAGGGAAGAAACGCAACTTATATTCTTCGCCGACCTTCACCTTCACCTTCCCGCCCTTAACTTCTGAATAAACACGAACCGTCTTCAACTTGCTTCTGTAAGACGGAGTGTTTGTTGCGGGGTGTGTCTTTCTGCTTTCCCTAATAGCCAGCGCGTTCTTCGACGGGCGACCAACCTTCCGAGGCCTTCCAACATGACGCTTCTTGTTCATAGTAAACCTCCTAATATGTTTGATAAGATTTTTGAACAATTTGAATTTTGAAGAATTGGTTTAATAACCTTTTCTTTTTTTGGCTTAAATTGTTTTAGTTTAAAAACAATTCCCATCTTTATCTTAACTGGTTTTGTGATTTTGACTTTTTCTTTATTTTTTAACTTTGCTAGAATTTCTTTTTTATGTTTATAATAATATTCTAAACTTTTACGATTTTTTTCTTTTCTAAAATTATCATCAGTTTGATATTTGTTATTTTGCCATTCTTTTTGTCTATCTAAAAGGATGTCTCTGTTTTCTTGGTAATAACTCATTTTTGATTTCGAAGATTGCGGAATTTATAAAGTGCTTCTTTTTGCAGTTCGCGTGTATCAGCCATAGAATCTATAACACCCCGTCTAACAACTGGCGCCGGCTTTTCCTTCATGCATTCTTCTTGAAGTATTCTATTTGCATAAGCCGACTTTAAGAAATACTTAGGATTAAATCGAACAAGAATTTGCCATTTGTCATTCATTTCCTTTTTCAATGCTTCACGTGCACTTTTATTTTGAATGTTTCGTTTCTTTAACAATTCTTTTGTTTCATCAACAAATCGTTCAAGAATTTTTTGGCTTAATTCTAATAATGGAAGAACATCATTTGTCTGTTCTTGAATCCTTTTAAACTCTGCCAAATATTCTTTTGCTTTCATTATAATTAATCTCCTTAAACCATATTATAATATAAAAATAAAAAAAATCAAGTATTTACCAAGCATGAATTTCATTTATTTCAACAGGAGCAAATTTGTTAGCATCCACGCCTACATTATAATAAATTACATTTTCCACCTTATATTCATTTGTTTTAGAATGGTTATGACAATAAAAATTTGCTTGAATACTTCTATCAATCATTGTCGATTTCCAATGAGTAAGTAAAATATTTTGATTTGCATATTCTATAATATACTGCTTATTGATTGATTGAAATTGATTTTGAAAAAGTGAATATCTTTTTAAACGACTATCGTGATTTCCTAAGATTAGAACTTTTTCGCCATTTAGCTTTTTTAACAAATCACAAATCCAATCTACCGAACAACAAAGAGCGATATCACCTAACATATAAACCAAATCATTTTCGGCTACTTTATTATTCCAATTGTTGGCCATTACGAGATTCATTTCTTCAACAGTTTGAAAGGGTCGGCCGCAATATCTAATAATGTTCGTATGATTAAAATGAGTACAACCCGTAAAAAATATTTTTCTCATATTTTCTTTTCTTGAATTTTTCCGCAGATTTTACAATGCCTTTTCTGCATTGGAATGCGATGTGTAATTGTTTTAGCATACCAATTATTTTTAGTCATAGGTGGAATCCACTCTTCAACGTTTTTAATAAACTTTTGCCATTTTGTCCAAAAATGAATATGGAACATAACTACTCCTTTTTTAAACACTCTGCCTTTACTTTTTCTTTGATGATCTTTTCAACTTTGTTTTCAATATAAGCCCACAAAAACAAACAAAACATTATTGCAAAAAATACGGCGAACAATAAACTTACCACAGTAGCGGTTTGACTTTCTACGTTTAGCCCCCCTACAATAAAAAAGATCGTCAAGATAAACATAGTAAAAATTGGTATCATTTTTATTCTCCTTTAAAAATTATCGGCAACAATTTCGCCAACTCCATCAATTCCCTTAATTCATTTTCATTTAACTTTTCAAAACTTTTACAAGTTTTTTCACCAATCGGCAACCCCAATTTACACTCGCACGTGTAACTTGGATCATCTTCTTGCAAACAGTCAAAATATAAATTATTGCATTCATTACAAGGTTTCGGAGTATTCATTTTAGCATCTCCCTTAACTTGTTTTCATTTATAACTTCAATTCCTAATTCCTTTGCCTTCTTGTTTTTCGAACTTCCCGATTCTGTATCGTTGGTTACTAGATATGTCAATCCTTTAGCAACGCCATTTTTATACTCGCCACCGTTTTCTTTTATTAGTTTAATGTAATCGTCTCTTTTACTGAATTCTAATGCGCCTGTAATACAAAAAGATTTGCCTTGTAATTTACTTGAAACTTTTTCCTTTTTAATGATTTGAATATAAGGCAAAGTTTGAGTAATAATCCAAATATTTGCGTGCAAAGAATTTTTTATTTTTTGTACCGTTTGTTCTGTAAATAAATTTTCAATTCCTACGTCTTGTGACGAAAGCAAATATTTTTCAATATCACCAAAATTATTTTCAATGTAATTTGCCAAAATTCCTGCGTTCTTTTCCGCGAGTCCATCCATACTCAAAGCCATCAAAAACCTTTGTAAAGTCATCGATGACTTTTCTTTTAATTCTTTTAAAAAATTATTGGCAACAATTTCACCAACTCCATCAATTGAAAGAAGTTCTTCTTTTGAAATACTATAAAAACTTGGAATATTCCAAATGCTTAATGCCTCAACAATTTTTTCAATTAGCCCCGGGCCAACTCTATCCATCTCTATTGTTCGGCAATAATGAATTATTTGTTCTGTTCTCTTTGCGGGGCAATTAATATTTATACACCAAAGGAATTTTTCATCCTGTTCTAGTTCCGATCGACATGCCGGACAAAATTTAGGAATTGCAATGGGATTATTTTTATGAACGACAACTTCTGTTATAGCAGGAATAATGTCGCCCGCCTTTTTTACCATGACTTCATCTTTGATTCCAAGACCAAGATTTTGAATATAATCTAGATTGTGAAGAGTTGCATATTGAATGATTGATCCATCAATTTCAACCGCTTCAATATGTGCTCTGGGATTGACTCGACCAGTTCTTGTAACATTCCAATCAACATTGAGTAAAACCGTTTTCTTTTCTGATGCCGGGAATTTCAATGCCCAAGCATATTTCGGTCGATTGTTTATTGTACCTAATTGATTTTGAATATCAACATCATCAATTGTTATAACAAGTCCATCAATATTATAACCTAACGCGTTTCTCATTCCTAAGTATTCTTTGTAAATGTGTAAAAGATCTACTTTGTTATTAATAATGTAGCAATCGTGAGGGCTAACTAATTCAATTTTATCAATTAAGAAATTCAATTTTGAACTATAGTATTTGTTATCGAAAAAAAGTGAATTTTCCGACAGCATAAAAGCGTCGTAATATTTCAACTCAAGTAAATAACAAAATTTACCATCATATGCTCTTGCAATTCCAGAAGCGGCATTTCTAGGATTTGAAAATGAATCATCAACAAGCAAATTTAGTTTATCAAAATTCTTTTTTGAAAGAATGATTTCCGCTCTTAGTGAACCAGTAAATGAATTAAAATGTCTTTTAACGTTTTGCATTTGTAAAACGTTTTGAAAAATATTTTCGCCCTCTTCGCCATCACCTCTTGTGATGGCTTTAATCAATTCCCCATCAACGTAAATTAACTCAAGCGAAATGCCGTCATATTTTTCCATGACAACTAATTTGCTTTCATTCGCTTTAATAAAAATTTCATCAATGTCACTGAGTAAAACTTTATTCAACGAACCCATTTTCATTAAATGGATTTCTTTTTTCCACCCTGTAATTTTTACTTTTCTTCCAACGTTTTTCAAAATTTCAGATTTCGGATTTATTTTTCTTAACTCATCGACTAGTTCATCGAAGGCCATATCGGAAATTTCGGGTTGCTCATTGTAATATTTTTCCTGATGATAGCCAATCAATTCTTCTAATTCTTTAATTCGGTTGTCCATTTTTTTTCCAACTTGAAAAAATCAAATATCCGGAAAAAAGAACTCCGCTTCCCGTAATAATCATTCCTAAGATTATACAAAGATTTTCCATTTTAATCCATCCTTGAACCCACGCTTACCGATATTCCATACTTACGAAGAACCTCTGCGAAAGCGTTGCAGTACGCTTCCTTTCTGCCCATTCCTTGTGTCATCAATGGGCACCAGAAATTGTAATGAACGGGGCCCATGTAAGAAATTTTTGTGAATATATGGTTTGGGTTGTGGCTTCTCGAATCCTTGTTTTCGTCAACCATCCCGGCTTCTTTCAATTCCTTGATGAACTGACGATTTGTTTCCGATGACTTCCGGTAGATGTTCACCCAAGCAAATCCACAAACACCTTCCGGAACAACTTCTTCTGTTCCCGGAACGATTTGGTTGCCGAACAATCCTACCGCTTGCCCGACAACCATTGGGGTCGGCTTAAAATTTCTTGCCGCTATCTCGCCAGCCAATTTTGCTTCATGAATGATTTGATGTACGTTCATTCCCGAAATCCCCCCGAAGTGTTGATAACAATGTCATCCAAACGACGAGCGTTGCCTTTTT